CCGCATATGAAAGATGAATATGCTGCAAATGATTACAATGTTGCACTAAAAAGATTTTATGTAATAGACGAAGTTACTAGAGCAGCAGAAGGATTTAGTCAAACTTGGTATCCGCACTTGTATAGATTACGTGCAAAACAAATACTAGATTCGCAAGAATACAAAGATATTTTAGATTTACCTGCAGAAGAAGGTAGTGCAAATACGCTTAGAGATGTACTCAGTACATATGAAAAAGAAATGCAAATAAACGAAGCTGTTATAGCGCAAGCAGAAGTTGATGTTCCTCTTAGTGGGTATTCTACTATACAGTTCTATACACTACAGTTAAGTGACTCGGGCGAAATTGAAATTGTTAGTACTGACTATGACAGTTTATTAGCCGATGATCAGATAACAGCAGACACTGTTTTTGTTACACCTGATGGCAATGGTTACCAAGGTTATTTGGTCGGCGATGGTATTCCACCAAACGGAGCACCATACGGTCAAGGCATTGGGTTTCCAGCTGCACCAGATTTGGGAGATTATTTTTTAAGAATTGATTTATCTCCTAATAGATTGTTTAGATACGATGGTAATAGTTGGCGCAAGATCGAAGATGCGGTTAGAACTACCCTTACACAAACTAGCGGACGTGATACTCTAAAAGGAACATTTATAAACAATCTAACTGTAAATACTATCAGCGGTGAAGATGTAGTCGAAAGACAAGCTCTTAGTAAAGCTCTTAGAGCAAAGGCAGGTGACTAATGCAATACTTTTATGATGGACAAATACGTAGATATATTACTCAAATAGTAAGAGCATTTAGTAACTTTAGCTATCGCGATGGAGATGGCGATATTAAAGTAGTTCCTGTATTATATGGAGATATTACGAGACAAGTTGGCAGTATTATTAGAGAAAATAGTGATAACAAATTACCAAGTGCTCCTCGAATGGGCGTATATGTTACTAGTTTGCAAATGGATAGATCACGTCTAAGTGATAGTAGTTATGTTAGTAAAATCAATCTTAGAGAAAAAGCATTTGATGAAAACACTAGTAGTTACGTAGCACAACAAGCCAAAGGATATACAGTTGAGAGATTACACCCAACTCCGTATACTTTAAGTGTTAATGTTGATGTATGGTCAACTAGTACTGATCAAAAACTACAAATACTTGAACAAATCTTTATGTTGTTTAATCCAGACTTAGAATTTCAAACATCTGACAACTATGTAGATTGGACTAGTTTAAGTGCATTATATTTAGAAGATATTAACTTTAGTAGTAGAACTATTCCTGTAGGAACACAAGATGATATAGATGTTGCTACATTAGGATTTACAGCACCAATATACATTTCGCCTCCGAGCAAAGTTAAAAAGTTGGGCATTATAACAGATATTATTACTGGTGTTTATAGTCAAGACGCAGGAACAATAAGCCTTGAAGGGTTTAATCCACCAACTACATCAGATCAAGGTGCTGCAAGCGGAGTTACTGTGTTACCAGACGGTACTGTTGTTAATTTAGGAAATGTTGGTATTACTAGTACTTCCAGTGTAAGTAACACAGGTTTAGATTTAAGCAATCCGATAGTTACAAGTTACAGAGATTTTGACGTTATAATCAACGACGATGAAGCCAAACTAGCTAAAAATAAAAAACTTCGAGTAGGCGATATTAGTTGGCTTAATATCATTGAGGCAGAACTGCCAGCAAAATATCAACCCAACATAAGTCAAATAAGATTACGTCGAGCAGAGTTAAGTGGCGAAATTATTGGTACATTTAATATTCCAAGCAATGATAATCATACAATGATCATTGATTGGGACGAGGATACATTGCCAGCTAACACTATTATAACAGGGCCAACTAAGACTGATGGAACTATTGATTACATCATCGATCCTATAAGTTTTAATCCTCAAACAGTAAAAACACCTGGTGTTAGATTATTATTGTTAGGGCCAATAGGTTATAAAGTCGAACGTAGTTTTAAAGCTACTACTAGTAGTAATAGAATAGATACCGATATAGATTTTATTATTACTACTAGCGAGTTAGCCGGTAGAGCCGGAGACGAACGTGTTACCAGCTTTGAAGTGTTTGTAAACGGAACACCGGTAGCAGCAACAAAATCAAATATTGACGATAAGTTTGTTATAAATCTAACTACAGCATACAGTGTAGACGACACTGTATCTTATGTACTTAATCTAAACGAAAAAGGACCAGAGGCTTGGAAAAATGCAGACAATACAGATTTTTCAGCTGATGCAAATGATATAGTCGAATGGGATGGATCTAAATGGGTTAATATTTGGAACTCTAGCAATGACAATGAAACTACATACGTTACTAACGTAACTACTGGACAACAGTTTTATTGGAACGGATATTATTGGCAAAGTGCAGTCGACGGATATTATCCACGAGGAACCTGGACTATTATATTATAAAATAAGTACTTGTATGAACAAAATAATTTGTAGTGGTGCTTTATTTTATAGTCTCAAAACTAAAAGATTTTTATTTTTACATCGTACTAAAGGAAAAACAAAAAACCTTTGGGGATTAGTTGGCGGAACAAACGAAGGTATTGAAACACCGTGGGAAGGTTTGCAACGAGAAATAACTGAAGAAATAGGCAATCTTTCTGGTATTAAAAAAACAATACCTTTAGAAACATTTATAAGCAGTGATAATCATTTTAGTTTTCATACATATCTTTGTGTAGTTGATAATGAATTTATTCCAGAGTTAAATAATGAGCACGATGGGTATGCTTGGGTAACATTTGGAAAGTGGCCAAAACCTTTACATCACGGATTGAGTAATACACTGCGAAGTAAAACCAATCAAAAGAAACTTGATACAGTTATACGGTTGGTAGATATAATATCTCAAACTGATTCTTAAGCCATTCAAAATCATTGATTTTTACTAGTTCGTTTGGATTGTCTGCATTCATTTCGCCAAATGCTTTACCTGCTATTGCTCCAGCAATGGCTGCTTTTCCAAAGGGTTTGTCGTCACCTCTTGAGCACCATGCATCTAATCTAAAATCAGTTTCGTCATCTTTCTGACGAGCAATAGTGCGACTAGCAAGTTTACAACATTCTCTAAATCCACTACGCCATGCACTAAATGCATCAGTATTAAATGCAGTGGTATTACTCATTTTGTCTACACCTTTAAACTTGTCACTAATACTAGTGGTCATATCGGTTGTTGTTTCATCAAGATTTCTTGTTAATCGAGTAGGCAAAAGTTTAACACCGCCATATCCATACACCAGTCCATTTACTGGGTTATGACTTCTCCATACATGCACAGTATCTTTGCCGTCAATGTCGTATGCAGGCACATAATAATCAAATTCAAAATCATCTATAATTTCAGCATCGCCGTCAACAACCCAAAACATTTCTGTTTCAACTAACTCAGCAGCACGTTTATGAGCTGCATGTATTCCTTTGATATCCATTACTCGTTTTGCTCTTGGATACTTTTCTTTTAGTTCATAATAGTTATCATCAGCATTTGGTTCGCCATTACTAATAAACACAATATCATAAGGCTTTGGCATACTACCAACTTCATCATATTCTTTTTTAGTAACAAAAAATCTATAATCTATCTCTCGTTGACTGATGTTTAGTTGTTTACTAACCAATGCAATGCCGTCATAAAAGTCGCCATTCTTCCAAACATGATTTATTTTTCTTTCGTATTGATTGTGATGACTAATATAAAAATTCCAGTTGAAATCTTCATTAGGTAAAAATGAATTGTTTACAATCCAAAACATATCTGTATTACAGTTTTCTTTTGCTTCTAAATAATCTTGATAATCATTTACAGTATATGTTGGGTATTGTTTTGGAGTACTTGCTACAATCTCGTATTCTTTCTTTTTTATAAGAAAACGATGTTCTATTTCTTTTTCACTTACCAATACGTTTTTACTATATAATACAATACCATCATAGCTATCGCCATTTAAAAACACATGGTTGATATTTCTATCAAATGTATTCTGATGACTAAAGTATAAACTAAAATCAAAGTCTTTGTCTACATCAACATCAGTAGGCACACCCCAAAACATTTCAGTGTCGGAGTTATATAATGCATTTGCATAATCATCATAGTTGTTTATTGTAAACTTTTTATATTTTTTTGGATTACTTGCTACAACATTATGTTCTTTTTTATTAACATAGAATCTATGGTCAAACTCTTTTTCAGATATAAGATCTATAGTATTTAATAATGCAATACCATCGTAATCAACCCCATTTAAAAATACGTGATTGGTTGAACGATCAAACGAATCTTGATTGTGGAAATAACCATCCCATTCAAAATCGCTCAAAGGATCTACGTCATTTGGAATAAGCCACATCATATCACTTCCGCAACTATGAAATGCACTTTTGTATTGTTCGTAGTTTTCAACTATAAACTTTTCATAATCTTTTGGACCACTTGCTACAACATTGTGATCGATCTTTTGTTTTAGTTCTTTGTGTTCTATTTCTTCTTTGCTTACTAATGCTTGTTTACTAAACAAAAATACACCATCGTATTTGTTTCCATTTAGCCAAGCGTGATTTGATTTTTTTTCACTGCTATGATGACTAATATAATAATCAAACTTGAACTTTTCGTCGATAACAATATTATCTGAATATCCCCAGAACATATCAGTTGTTGAAAGTTCAGCTGCATATTCGTAATCTTGATAGTTGTTGATAACATATCTATCATAATGTCTTGGATTACTTGCTAATATTCTTACTTCTTTTTTGTTAACAAAAAATCTATGTTTGATTTCTTTATCAGTTAGCTCACATGACTTAGGGCAAAGTACAATACCATCTAGTGTGTCTATATCGCCATTGCCAAACACATGAGGAATATTAAAACTCCATTCGTCTGGCTTGTAGCTGAATTTAAATGTATCTCTTACTTCAGTATCATCATACACTATCCAAAACATATCAGTAAAACTATTTTGTTTAGCAGTGTTTAAAGAATCTACTACCTGTACATCAAACCCTCTAGTCTCAAGATTTTTTAATACCTTTGTATCTTTTCCAATATAAAAAATATCAAACTTGTCTTTGCCTTTGTAAGGATCATAATGTCCACAAATATAAGCGTGTTGATTTACATTATATTCGCCTTTTTTAGTTGGAACTAATCGAACTCTGTTCCAATCTTTAACTTTACGACTTTTTTCAAATACATAAGGAAAAGCATGTATGCAAACTTCTTCATCTGCTTTTGGTTTAAAAAACCAAGGAAAGGTACTATATGTTTCGATATTACTATCAACAACCCATACGTAATCAGAATCATAATCTGATTTCCAAACTTGTTCTAAGTTTTCGTAGTTGTCTGTTTTTACAACTGGGTATTTTTGAAAAATATGATTCTTTAAAAAATCTTGTCCGTTATGCACTGGTGTTCCAAATTTTTCAAATCTATCAATAGCTCTCATAGTATATTTGCCTTTGTTCCAAAATGTGCAAGTTCGATACTTGCGTCTATCCATACTTCATAACCGTGATGCATTGCTTGGTTACAAAAGTATATATCTTCTCCGCTGAAAGTGTCTAGTCGTTTATTGTATTCGTGATCAAACCACGGCTTAGGCAAGTTGTTGTACACATCTGTATTAACCAACATACATCCCATGCCAACTGCCCATACCTTGTGCAATCCAAAACTAGCATCTAGTCTGTTGTCTGCATTTTCACAATCAGTAAATGCTACAGTACGATACGGAGCATATCGTGTACTGTATTGTGCTGCAACAATATCTTTTTGATGTTCATGTAGTTTATCAAATACGTTTGCTGGAAAATGCATATCACTGTCAAGCCACAAAGTATGTGTTGCATTATTTTCTAATGCTTCCTTTACTAGTGCAGTTCGACTTTCAATAATCACGCTGCCGCAAACAATATGTAGATTAAAGTCAACATTTTGTTTTGTTAATCTATTTGTTAGATTACAGAGACTGCGTGTAAATCCTGTATGGACTTGATCACGTGCAGGAACACAAATACTTAGTTTCATATTACAACATTGTTGATGGCATAGTTTCTTCGTTTAAATCTTTTTCAGCTTGTACAGTATAGTCGTTCCAAGTTCTTGCAGCACTTGTTGCAATCTTAACAGCTTCTTTAAAATCTTCTGCTGGCAAACAAGCCATAGCTATCATGCTTTCGGGTTGTACTTTACCTAGTGTAAGTAAGTCGGCGCCCGCAGCTCTTCCAAATTTTTGAATCCAGTGGAGTCTATCATCGTCGTTTGGAATAATCATATCGTCAATAGCTGCAAAAACGTCTTCGTGAAGATCGCCATTAAGGTTAAGTGATGTTGCTACTTCTTTTTTACGTTCTTTAGTATACTCTTGTGCAAGGTCTACATTTAATACTTCGTATAATGTTTTCATTTTGTTTCCTTTTATGGTAATATTGGGAAATAGTAGCCACCAAAACTAGAGCTCATACTAATAGTATTGCCTACACTAATACCAATGTAAGTGCCTAATGTACCAATAGCAATAGTACTGTTACCCGCACTAAAGTAGTTGCGGATTTGAGACATTGTTATAGTCGAGCCTGTTGCTGGTAATGCCATATTACTTCCTATTTCTCTCTATTAATATAACACATTATTTAAGCAGTGTCAAGTAAAGATAGCCACATTTGTGGCTATCCTTTGTATTATTTATCTAGTAGTTTTTGTACCATTGTACGTAGTTCTGCAATCTCTGCTGCTTGTGCTTCTAGTTTAGCATCCTGTTCTTTGATTGCTTCAATAAACAACGGAGCTAGTTTTTCATACTTAACTGTTAAGTATTCTTCGCCACTAACACTATAAGATTCGCTTGTAGCACCACCAGTTTCGTCTTTGACCCAGTCTCTATCAAACGGTGCTGGTGCAACAGCTTGTGGTAGTACTTTCTGTACCTGCTGTGCAATAACCCCTGCTTCATTTTTTCTGCGCTCTGGGAAGAAGCCTACTTCTTCAACTTTGTCCATCCAATCATATGTTACACCGTCTAGTGATTTAACTTTATCTAGTGCGTTTTCAATTGGTTTGATGTTTTCTTTTAGTCTTTCATCTGAACCGTAAGCAGTGATCTCAGTACGTGCATTGATACTACCACCTGTGGTTATATTGTTATTAGTGAGGTTGATTTCTAATGGCCAACGACTGTCAACTTGTGCCCAACTTGTACTGTCATTTCCGCTACCACGTAGTACGTACCAAATGTTACTGTTACAGTGAATCATACTACTTCTATGATCAGTATCACGCAAATACACTGTTGGCGAACCGTTTCTAATGAACATATTGGAAGTTTGTGCTGTTGCACTATTACGTAAGAAATCTGTACTATCCAAGTTATCTAGTGTGTTAGCATTATCAGCTGTAACACCTGTTAGACCACTACCGTTACCTGTAAATGCGTTAGCAGTAATGTTTCCTGTAATGTTAATACTACCAGCACCACTTAGTGTTCCACTAAATGCATCATTTGCATCACTACGTAAGAAACTTCCACTGCTTAGACTATCAAGTGTATCAGCATCTAGTCCACTACCAGAACCGTCGTTGCCACTGTGCCATACAGTATAGTTGGTAGAACCGTCTTGGAATATTAATCCGCTGGTTCCGTTATCAATCTCAAGTGCAGTATTAGCACCTTCGTTTTTAATGTACAGACTATCATCGCCGTCTCTATACTGCATATAAGCACGTCTTGTAGTTGATTGATACCAACTAATATACGGATTACCAGTAGCACTTGTATCTTGCAAACGAATCATTTCGTCACCAGCGTGTGACATTGTTAGTAAGCCTGTCATTGTATCTGCAACATTACTACGTAAGAAGTTTACACTATCAATACCATCTAGTGTTGCGGCATCTACATTTGTAAGTCCACTACCATTACCAGTAAATGTACTTGTTCCAATATTAATGTTACCAAACGTTGTTGTTATTTCGCCTGCGCCAAGTGCGCCGGTGCCAGTTAGGTTACTATATGTTCCTGTAACTCGTGCATTTGGAACAGTACCACTACCTAAGTTACTAGCACTTAGATTTTGTATTCCGCCGCCTGCGGCTGTATTAAGTGATCCAGCATATATTGCTCCAACAACACCTAAGCCTCCGCCAACTCTAACTGCACCAGTTGTTGTGCTTGTTGCGCCGCTAGTATTAGTAAATGTCTTAACACCAGCCATACTTTGATTGCCGCCGAGTCTGCTACCACTTACAGTACCACTACTCAAGTTACTTGCATTTAGTGTTGTTAATCCACTACCATTACCAGTAAACGTACTTGTACCAATATTAATATCACCAAAACCACTAGTAATACTACCACTGTTAAGTGCGCCTGTTCCTGTGATTTGTGCTTGGTGTTGTGTAATGCTTGAAGCAGCAATACGTGCATCTGCTACAGTACCACTACTCAAGTTACTTGCATTTAGTGTTGTTAAGCCGCTACCATCACCTGAGAATATGCCGCCGATATTAATATTTCCAAATCCATTAGTAATACTACCTGCATTTAGAATACCAACACCAGTAATACTCAACTGGTGCTGTGTTACACCGGATACTGCAATACGTGCATCCGGTATAGTACCACTAGTTAGGAAAGCAGCACTCATATCACCAATAAAGTTATCTGCACGTATATCTTTGTTTACATACAAACCGCCTGTGATTTTAACTGCTGCACTGCCGCCTGCAAATGCTGCGCCAGTTGCATTTGTTCCATCAGTAAATGATACTAAGTTATTTGAAGATAATGTAGTAAATGCACCACTGCTTGGTGTTACGTTACCTATTGGTGTATTGTTGATAGCACTAACAAATAACTCACCATCAATATACATATCAGTATTTGTACGTAAATCCATACGTACAACCATTTCGCCTAAAGCACCTGCTAAATCTGCTGCTGCTTTAGTTTCACCAACTACAATCTCAGTTGCTGCTTGAGCAAATGCTAGTGTTGTAGCATTATCTTTGAGTAAGTTAAATGTACCTGTTTCATCTGTATCAAGTGTTGTACCGTTTACAAACAAGTTGCCTGACAAGTTAACATTAGAGTTTCTAATGTTAAAGTTACCTGTTGTAGCACCTGCTGTAACTGTTGTTGCGGCGCCGCCTACATTAAGTGTAGTTGCAGTTGCGTTGATTAGGTTAAATGTTGCTGCATTTGTGGTAATATCGCCACCGTCGACATTAACATCTAGATCTACATCTAAGTTATTGTGTATGGTTGTTGTGCCAGTTGCTGCACCAATCTCAACGCTAGTTGCTGCGCCACCCATGTTGATTGATGTTGCAGTTGTGTCGAACAATGCCATTGTAGCACTTGCAGCGTTAATACCAGTTGTAAAACTTGGAGATGTAGCAAATGCTGCTGCACCTGTTCCTGTTTCATCACTTATTACTCCGCGTAGCTGAGCACTTGTAGTTGCTGCAAACTGACTTAATGGATTACCTGTGATAGCAAGTGTACCGCTTGTTGGTAGTGTTACACTAGTATTTCCAGTTGTTGTTAATCCTAATGTATGTGAACCAGTGTGTGTAAAGTTGCCACCAATAGTAATAGTGCGGCCACTATTGTTAACTCCAGTGCCGCCGTATGTGCTGCTAATAACACTACCTTGCCAAACACCAGTTCCGATAGTTCCTAATGTTTGTAAACTACTGTTGACAACTGCGCCGCCAAGTGTTGTACTATTAAGTACATCTGCATCATTAATAAAATATGCTTTTCCACTTGCTAAGTTAAAGTCTTCTGATGAATCCCAACTAGTATTTGCATTGTCCCAAGTAAGTGTAGCGTTTGCACCATCAACTGTAATACCAGCGCCATTTGCTGCTGCACCGTTGGCTGCGCCACTTGCTACAACAATGTTAAGATCGTCAACTGTGAGTGTTGTACTATTAATAGTTGTAGTATCACCATTAACTGTTAGGTCTCCAGTAACAATCAAGTCATGTCCGATAGTAGTTGTTCCGCCGCCGTCGCCGCCGGTACCAATATTAACTGTTGTTGCAGCGGCACCAACGTTTAATGTTGTTGGTGTAGCAAATGCATTAAACGTTGCTTGGTTAGTATCTAAATCGCCGCCGTTAACATCAACATCGTGTGCAAAAGTAGTTTTTCCTGTTGCTGCGCCAACGTTTATAGCAGTAGCAGCACCACCCATGTTAATAGTTGTTGCTGTATCATTTAGTAGAGCAACTGTTGTTTCGCTTGTGCTTAGTGTTGCGTCAACTTCGACTTCACCAGTAAATGTTGCTTTACCGCTAGTGTCAATAGTTAAACGTGTCTCAACAGTATGCTCAATATCGCTTGATGTTGAAACTTCGCCAGTTTTAATGATTACATCACCACCTGTTGCATTACCTGTGCCTGAACCACCTTCAATAGTAATACTGCCGCCGGCAACATTGTTTCCAATACCACTAGTACCTTTGATTCGAGAACTAGTTGGAGTTTCACTTGCTTCTGCATCTCCAAGTACAACTGTAGTATTTCTAATAACCATGTTATTACCAATGTTTATTGTACCTTGTACAACATCCAATGGATCAGATGTAACATTAGAATCTGTTCTAATAGTAAACGAAGTTGCGTTTTCAGTTGCGCCAACTACAGGCCATGTGCCGTCTAAGTTTGTTACTGCACTACTTGCAATAGTAATACTATCACCATTAAGTACACCAAGTGTTTTTGGAGTGTATGTAAATGTTAGTGTTGTTGAGTTTGTAATAGTTCCAGTTGTTGGAGTACTTATGTAAATAAACTCATCAGTAACGCCGCTTACTGTTGTATTAGCTGGAATACTGCCACTGCCAGTAACAAGCATACCTGCTAAGATTGTTGACGTATCTGACATCGGTATTTCAGTTTCACCATTAGCAGTAACACCATTTGTATTAACTGTAACACTTCCTAAGTTAACTACAACATCTTGAGAAATAGTTGCTTCGTATCCGTCAACATATGGTAACAAGTTTCGTGTTGCTGTTGCATTACCTATTTTAATATTTGTAGCTGCGCCGCCTATTTGTAAACTAGTAACATTTGCATTATAAACACTACCACTACCTGTACTTGCCGAGTTAAGTGAAGCGTTACCAACATCAAGACCTTCTGATAGATCTAGTGCTGTTCCCCATTCTGGTGTAACTCCGTTTGATTTAAGGAACGCATTATTTCTACCAATGTTGAGAGTGTTTAAACTACCTGTAGTTTGTGCGTAGATTAAATCGCCTATTGCATATGTACTAATATTTGTACCACCTCTTGCAACTGGTACAAGACTTGTTAAGTTAGCTGGGTTTAGGAAATAAGCACTATCTAGTCCATCTAGTGTACCTGCATCAACAACACCATCTCTAATAAACACTTGTCCACTTGCATCTGTTGCAACATTAAACTGTGTTTGTAAGAATCTACTAACACCTAATGTAGAGAATGTAGCAAGAGCGTCAGCATCAACATTAGCAATACCAATCTGTACTGGATCGCCATAAAACTCGCCGCCAATACTACTACCTGTTAGTGTAATAGGGTTGTCAGTTGTATTTTGTTTTTTGAGAGTTTGCACAACATTCTTATAAGCACTATCACCAAACAATGCAGTTTCACTGTTTGGAGTTCCACTAGCACCTAGTCTACTTGGACTAATAGTACCTGAAATAATATTTTCAGCATCAATGTTTGTAACAGCAAGTGTATTCCAGTTTGCTACTAATCTACTTGAAGTGTTAATAACAGCATTTACTTGTACGTTGTTTCTAATAACGTTTGCACTACCTACACCAATCACATCAATATTTTTTGAGTTTGTTACTAGATCGTTAATACTACTTAATGCGTCACTGCGTAGATCATGTATTGTAAAACTGTTGGTTGTTACCGATCCTACAAAGAATCTAGCACCAGATGCTACTGCTGTTGCATTAACACTAAACAACTCGTTTGACGAGCTGCCATCTGACAATGATTCGAGTCTAATAGCATCACCAGTTGTTAGTCCGTGTCCTAATACAACAACACTATTGTCAACTAAGTTAACTGTATTTCTTGTTAGTGTATGTGCATTGTTGGCCGGAGTGCTTGTAAAATCTATTTGGTTTAATAATGCAAATCCTGAATACAGTTCAAATGTATCTGCATCAATTGTTTTTACATAATATACTAGACCGTTTACTAGTCCACCTATAGCAACATTACCATTGGTATTATATGTTACAGGATCACCTGTTTGAAATCCATGACTTGTTACAATAATACGAGAATCGGTATAGTTAACACTACCGCCTGATCCACTAACACCTGCTAGGAAAGAGTTTGCAATAATGTCATCTAAGTTAATAGTTTTTCCATTTTGCGTTGCAGTATTATCTTCAACAAAGTCAATACTCGATGCACTAGCAACAAATAGTTCTCCGCCTAAAATATTTATATACGCACGTTTTTCAAATGACGTAACTTCTATTTCAAACCCACTTCCTGTGCCGCCAATACTGCTAGAAGCAACACTAAGAAGATCGCCAACAGCATACCCAATGCCGCCTGTTTTAATATCAACATCAGTAACTTGTCCTGCTGTAACAGTAATGTCTGCTGTTGCACCAGAGCCTGATCCTGAGTTGTTTGTAAATGCTACATTCGAATATACCTTTGTTCCGTTGATTGGAGTATACAAACTACCGCCGGTAATGTCGCCGTTGTCAACACCAGTTAAGATACCATAGCGAACTTCAGTAACAGCACCCTGTGCATTACCGTCTGCTGACGAAACAATAGTCCTTGCAGTACCTGATATTGTTTTTGTACTTTCGTTATCGCCTGTATTAGCAATAGTAAATGTTGTTGCGGTAGGTGTCGACAATACCAGTGTGTTTTCATCATACGTTGTATCATCAGGTACTAACACTTGCACGTTATTATCTATTTGCAAGTTATGAGCACCACTTGTTGTGATTGTTGCAATGTTACTAGTACGTTCTACATTTGTAATTACTGCACTAGTAAATGTATAACTATCATCAGGATCAAGTACAAGGTACTGACTACTGTTAGAACTACGTAAGAAGAAGTTGTCAACAATCTCTGATACTGCGCCTTTAGCAGTTGGTTTAACTCCAGAATCGACGCCATTAACAAACAAGTTAGGAGCTGTGCCGCTGATGTCCCACGGGTCGCCTGTGCTGTCATCTTCAGTATTCCATGCACCAGGAACACTAGCAACTAGTATGTTACCACTTGATGGATATGCACCTTTTGCATATGCTGTTGCACCTTCAATACCAGGTTGTGTAATAACATCACCGTTCAATACATTTAAAATATTTCCACTTAGAGTAAGTTCAACTTGCTCGTAGTTCTCAGTAGCAATATCACCAGCTTTAAGATCAATAGCCGGAATATCATCAACTTGTTCTAATCTCGATAGGTAGCCTTGTGTGTTTGTGTTGGTAAACTGACGTGTAGCTGGAATCAAATCGCCATTAAGCTGGCCATTGGTGTTAAGCTGAACAATAGCACCCGGAACTGCCGCTGTACTAACCGATTTATCAACAAAGCCTCCAAGTCTGTTGTTAATAAATGAACGTACAGCTAACTGAGTAACCATTCGAGCATCACTAGGTCCGCCAAGTTCGTCGTCACCTAAGTTAACACTTGTTGATATTTCTTCAATAGCAACATCACTAAGACTTAGACGTAGCGCATCAAGTTCGTCCACCTGCACTTTGTTTCTAAAGGTAATGTTACCAGTTCTGTTGAACGCTGTAATAAAGTCACCAACTTTAAAGTCACCAAGTTCGTTTGTACCTGATGAGTACACACGACCTGGAAGTTCTTCATACTGTTCAAATTCTGATCTAGTGTTACCACCGTTTTGTGGTAATGCGTTATAATCAACACCTGACCCTGCATATTCCCAAGTGTGTGATGATGAGTTAACAATACTCGGTCTGTGGAACCATAACTGTTTCTCTGGCAGTTGTCCAGTATTTGTTAAACTAGCACTGCCGTCTGTAGCAGTAATACTAAATGTTGCTGTACCTAGTCCGAGTCTTGTTGCTGCTTCATTAACACCGATTGTTTCGTTTGGTGTATTTGCATGGTCTGCTGTAATAACACTTGTTTCGTCAAACTGCACTCTAAGTACACTTGATCCAACAGCAACTTGTTCAATACTTACAATAAGTCTGCGTTCTCTTGGTTCCCATTTTGTAACAATAGCACTGTTATTATTAACACCAGTAGTACCTGTAATAGCACGACCAGGAACAAACTCGTAACTTTCAGCACCTGATTCTAATATAAGTGTTTGATATGTTGTATGCGAACTTATAATTTCTTCAACAAAGAATTCAATAACATTTGAGAAAAACTTGTGTGTGTTTGCACCAACCGAAACAAGATTAACATCAAAATCTCCCGATTCGTCAAATGTTAAACTAAACTCGTCATCGTTAACAATCTTAATATAATAAGTCTGTTCAGCATCAAGTCCTTTAATAGGAGCATTACCGTCTGGATCGTATATAACTTTTTGTAAGTTTGAAAATCCATGATCAACAATGGTAATAATATTAGCAGCAACATTTACTGCTGTTGCAGCATCAAATGTTGTTTCAGTTGGTGTAGTTTTGTAAGTATTTGTAATATCACCTTCTGAACTTACTTCTGTTGGATTTGGCAAATCAGCTGGATCATTAATAATAGTTTTTACAATATCAAATCGAGAACTTGCAAAATCTTGTACAGCTGACGAAGTATCTGTAATATAAGTTAATGCTTCGATTTTTGCTCGCTCAATAGCAGCAATAGTTTGTAGTTCTTGACCACTAATACTAATACGTGAACTATCTTGTAAGTTGGCAGTATAATAAGCAAGTCCAGCACTACGTGAATATCTGTTG